CTAGCCTATTTAAATTTCAGGGGGAATATCTTTGCCAACCTCACTTAGTCAACCTACGTTGTTCGTAAGATTTATACTCCCCCACGATAATTGAAAGCCACATACCTTAAACTTCCAACTATCTATTTCTAAACACATCTTCATCAGGCTCAGGTATATCTAGTTCAATATCACAATCATCACAAGTGTATGATTCGTGTATAGATATGTGTGTTATTGTACCAACACCAACGTCTGTCTCGTGGTATTCTGTTGGTTGATATGTTGTGTTTTTGTGTTCACACTCTGCTTGATGAACTTCTTTCATGTCTACGACATCATATATTGTTACTCTTCCCATTAGTAGAACCTTACAGTCCTTCCTTGAGCTTTATAATTAAATATAGCTTCTAATTGTTTCAAGTAATCATCCCAATAAACAGACTTTAGCACTCTTGTGCTTAAATAATCCATTTTACCGAGCATTTTCTTATGATTGTATCCATGTGCTCTGAACATAACTGTACAAGCTTTAATAAATGCTCTTGTTTTATAGAAATCTAGGTAATGACCGAAGTCATTGACCATTTCAACAAGTTGATTCGCTTCAGAAATGTCCATCCTTATTTTAAATTTTCCATCTTTGAAGGCTTGAAGGGCTCCTGAGTTATTTCCCATAAGCATCAATATTAAGTTGCTATGTGCCCATCCACTTCTTTTCTTAAATCCAGCGTAGACTTTATAAGCATTTATTCCTTTTTTGCAATAACTACTTAAATAATCATCAAATGACCAGTTCTTTCTAACGCTATTGAAGTGAGATATGTCTTCTATATCAAATGTTTCAGTTATTTGATAAAATATCCATTCTCTTCTATCAACTAGTGCTAAATATGTATGCTGTCCCTCAACAATTATATGTTTTCCTTTGGGATGCTCTTCATCAGCATATTTATCATCTAATGGTTTTACTTTGATTGGTGAGTCTTGTGACAGATTCTTTCTATCAACTTCTCTACCAACTTTATTTACATGAGCAGTAGATATGACTCTATTCTCATCTGTGAAAGTGAATAAACCATAGTCTTTTGTAACTCTTATTACTGGTACTTTAGGTTTACGTTCTTTTGGTGTAGCCATTATAGCCTCCTTTGGTTATTATTTTCTAAGTCCAAGTCTAACAAGTATTCTAAATATTCGTGATTCCATGCAATAATTTCTCCATGCATTTAATATTCTTTCTGATTTGATTACATTTTCACCAACTGGGCGAAAGTTTGACACTTCTTTCATATTTCCTCCGAGGATTTGTTTATTAATTATCAGGCTAAACTATAGACTCACACTAGTTTATTTAAGTCGATATTTATAGTCTGTGACACCCTATCTAGAAAAGTTTATGGGGAACACAAGTTGTGGAAACCATCGATACGGAAGGAGGTACAATGGAAGCATTCCCCATGAAGTTATTAATAATTTGCATTCTTATACCAGATTGCATATAATTGTTTCTTTGATAAACTATTAACTTTAGACCTATTCCATCCTTTATATTTAACAGCCCAGTCTACTAATTCGTATTTATATTTGTATGGACACTTGGCACGGTACACCCAAGTCTTTGCATCCATTCTGTTAGTTCTATGACTAACTATTTCATTAATATTTATAGTACTCCATTTCATATTATACTCCTTTATTATTTAAATCTTTGAGCATTTTAATGACTTGCTCAGGTCACTCACTGCTACACTGCAAACATTATCCATACAATCATGGCTAAGCCATAGATTAAGGCTGTGGTTAGGATTGCGAAGATGCTGATTATTAGTGTATCATGCAATAAATTGATTAGTTTATAGTACATTATCTATTACCTCTTCATCTGTTATTTCTTTAAGTATTCTATTTTCTATTTCCTCAAGTGTACTGCGATTAGCACAGTATGATTTACCATCTTCTGTTAGTATAAATACTTTATCAGATGTAGCACTTTCTATGTATTTGATAATCATATCTATTTGTTGTTTAATCATAATATATTCCTTCCTTTGTGAAACGTATGTTATTGCCCAGGTTCTATGGATTACTATACTTATACTAGAGGATGTGTAGGCGTTCTTTATAAGCACCATTACGTGCTCACCTACACTATCCAATAGCATAATGTATATATCGCTCTGCTTATGCAGTGATGTTTGGGGGAAACCCCCCAAGCTTAGAGTTTAAGCGTTGCTGCGTCAACTTCCGCGACAATAGATGATGCACTTTTGCTCATCGAGTCGAATTGCTTCTGTGTGATGATGCGAAAGTAAGAAGAATCAAGGTCAAACTTGATAACATACTTGCCTGACTTAAGTTTGGCATAGTAAACATCAACGACTGATTCACCATCATTAAAATCCATTAAAAGTTCCATAATAACTCCATTTCATTTTTAACGTAAATACTTAATTGTATTTATGCTTTTTAGGGTATAGGGGGTGAGGATATGGGTGCGTTTCAAAATCCTACAATTTTTCTTGAAAACAACCTGGGCATAGCAGTATATTCATAAAAACCATATGAGAGGATATGTATGATTACTAGTAAAGATTTTAAAAAACCAGGTGGATTTTCAGGTGCTGCTCGGCAGCCTGCCATAGATAGAAAAATTCGTGAAGAGAAAATTCGTGAAGAAGTGCGAAAAGAACTGTATCTAGAAATGCAGGAAGAAAAAAAGAAAGAAAAAGAAAAGAAAAAGAAGCAAAAAGAAAAGAATAAGAAAGAAATAGATAAGTAGTATATATATTATATATATATATATATTATATATATTATATATTAATGCATGGCTGAATGTATGTTATCAATATCAAACCTCCCTTTAAGTATGCAAGAAGAAATTCTTGAAGGCATGAGCCAAGAAGAGAATGAGATTGTAAATATAGAAATTAATGGAGATGTGTTTGAGGTAGCAATCCCAGTCATGGCTCTAATTGAAGGACTTCATAGAGAGCTAGAAAAATATAGAGAGCAACAAGGATTTGGAATCGAGGAAGATAAAAAAAATTAACCACTACGTTTATGACTCTATCCAAGAGTTTAAAAAACACAATGGTGGTGAAGTAAAGAATAACTGGAAGGAAGCTAATGAAGGTGATTGGGTATATAGCGATGACAAGAGAATCGTTCAATTACTGAAAGTAAGCAAAAGAATATCTCATCCAAATGATAGAAAAAATTACACACATAGCAAAGGATGGGTTAGAACCGTAGTGGGTACTTTCTTAAATAACGATAAATCTACAATGGATACAGACTTTGATAGACATCCAAATAGATATACATTTAGCACAAAAATAAAAAATACAGCAACTAGAGTAAAAGAAAGAAAAAATTGCACAAATAAAGAAAAAGACTTTGCAACACAAATAGTCGTAGGAAAGACTGCAGTGAAAAGCTATATGGAGGCTTTCGATGAACCTAATCCAACTAAAGCAAAGAAAAAAGCAGTAGTACTTTTAAAACAGGAGCGTATAATGAAAGAAATAGAAAAGAGTGTAGGTGATATAGCAACTGAACTCGGTATTGACCATGAGTATGTCTTATCTAGACTAAAGTACTTAGCAGATAATAGCGATGATGAGAATATAAGCTTACAATCAATCAAAGAACTTGGGAAAGCCGTTGGGACTTTAGGAGGAGTAACAAAGAAGGTAGAAACTGGAGTTATTGGAATGTTTCAAGGATTCGACCCAAAACAGATAGAATCAGCAAAAAGAAATCTATTAACCGATAAAAAAGAAGTGTCAGATGCCTAATACATCAAATTATAAATTTACTAAAAAAGATTACGAAAAAGCCACAGAACTAGCAGAAAAGTATAATAGTCGATATGCTGCTGAAGTAATGGGTGTTCACCCTAGAACAATTAGAAAATGGAAAGCTATTGTTAAAAAAGAAAAACTATTAGATAGGTTTACAATAGAAGATACTCCTACAGGGAATGAGCCAATAGGAGATTTAATTGAAAATAGAATTAAAAAATATGCATTAAAGAGTGAAGCGAAAAATCACGAGAAATTAGTTAATGTTAAGATTAACATAGATGGACCCATTGGTATAGCTCATTTTGGCGACCCTCATATAGACGATGATGGTACAAATATCGCTGAATTATTGATGCACGCTGATTTAGTGCAAAACACAGAGGGAATGTTTGCGGGAAACATTGGAGACAATCAAAATAATTGGATTGGAAGATTAGCTCGTCTTTATGGCGAACAATCAACTTCAGCTAAAGAGTCATGGAGACTTACTGAACATTTTATAACTAAAGTAGATTGGTTATATCTTGTTGGAGGAAATCACGATGCTTGGAGTGGTTCTGGTGACCCTTTGGAGTGGATTTGCAGTCAAAGTAATGGAATTTTTAACAATAATGGAGTTCGATTAAACTTAATATTTCCTAATAAAAAAGAAGTAAGAATAAATGCAAGGCATACTTTTGCAGGACATTCAATGTGGAATACTGCTCATGGAATATCTAAAGCAATACAAATGGGATGGCGTGACCATGTACTTACAGCAGGACATACTCATGTTAGTGGATACCAAGTGTTAAAAGACCCATCTACTGGATTAATTTCTCATGCTATAAGAATTGCATCATATAAAGAATTAGATAGGTATGCTGAAGAGAAAGGATTGCCTGACCAGAATATATTCAAATGTCCAGTCACAATCATAGACCCTCAGTATGATGATAATGACCCTAGACTTGTAACTACCATTTTTGAACCAAGAGAGGGTGCAGAGTATTTAACTTGGAAAAGAAAGAGGAAGTAATGCCTAATCGAGACGCAAAGGATAAAAAAAGAAAAAGAAGGCTATTAAATCAAAAGTTTGCCGAAGAAGGCAGAACTAAAAGACAACGAAAAAGAAAAAAAGAAAAAAGACAAAGAAAGGTGGTTGATTATGGATTATAGATTTGAAGACATCCCTACAAAAATTACCCTTCCACTTGATGTTGCTCTCTCTGATTTAAAAAAATATAAAAAAGAATTGCCTTATAATTTATACAACTTAACATCTGCTCAAGTTAAGTATTTAAAAAAAATGTTAGCAATAATTGAAGGGATGGAGATTCCAGAAAGGATGTCTGATGGCTAAGTTTGGACAAAAACCAATAAGTAAGCATGATATTATTCGTGGTGTGAATACATTAAACATCAGATTGTCTGCTTGTGAGTCTAAGATACAAGACTTAGATGTTTTACTTATGGAATTTATTGAAATGATGGGTAAACAAAAAGAATTTGAAAAATATTTAGATGGCAAATATAAACAAAAAGAACGTAAGCGAAGCGGAACAGGCATTATTACTAGCTCAAAGTGATTTGATAGCATTTGGTAAATTATTTTTACCTGATGACTTTCTTAGGAGCGAAACACCTGCATTTCATTATGAGATGGCTGATGCTATTGATGATAGGAATGTAAAGCAATTAGCAATCATCTTACCTCGTGGACATGGAAAGACTGTTCTAACAAAAGCAAGTATAATTAAAGATTTTTGTTTTCTAGATGAAGATATGCATTTTTATGCTTGGGTATCTGCCACTCAAAAATTATCTGTTGGAAATATGGATTATATTAAATATCATTTTGAGTACAATGATAGTATCAAATATTACTTTGGAAACTTAAAAGGAAAGAAGTGGACGGAAGAAGATATAGAGCTTTCAAATGGATGTAAACTTATTAGTAAATCAAATGTTGCAGGAATAAGAGGTGGAGCAAAACTTCATAAAAGGTATGACCTTATCATCCTTGATGATTTTGAGCATGAAGCAAATACTATCACAGCTGAAGCAAGGTCTAAAAACGCTAATCTTGTTACCGCTGTTGTTTATCCTGCTATTGAGCCCCATACTGGTCGCCTTCGTGTTAATGGCACTCCTGTTCATTATGACAGTTTCATTAATAATCTTATCGTTAATAACGAAAGGAATAAAGATTCCAAAGAAGATTTTGCTTGGAAAGTAATAACATATAAAGCAATCTTACCAGACGGACAACCCTTGTGGGCTAGTTGGTTTCCAAAAGAAAAACTAGAAGAAAAGAAAAAGTTTTATAGGGATTCAGGTACACCATCCAAGTTTTATCAAGAATATATGATGGAAGTTCAATCTGAAGAAGATTCAGTATGGACAAGAAAGCATATCAAATATTGGGATGGATATTATGAGAGAGATAAAGATAGCAATACAAATAATATCGTAATAAATGGAGAATCAATTCCAGTTAATATTTTTATAGGATGTGACCCTGCGACTGACATCGATACAAAAGAAAGTGACTTTTCAGTCATAATGGTAATAGCTGTTGACGTAAATAATCAACTTTATGTCTTGGAGTATGAGAGACATAGGTCAATACCTACAATTGGTGCAAAAACTGTTGATGGGGAACTGATTGAGAAAAAAGGAGTAGTAGATTATATAATAGATTTGTATAATAAGTATAATTGCACTTCTGCAACTGTGGAGGATGTAGCTATGAATCGCTCTATCTTCCAAGCGTTAAATGACGAGAGAAGAAGAATAAACAGATTTGATATAGCTGTTATTCCTGAGAAGCCAGGTGGTACACAGAAAAGAAATAGAATTTATAGCGGTTTAAGTGGTAGATTCAGCATGGGAATAGTAAATTTAAGGGAAAATATGTTCGATTTGGAGAACGAAATACTAACTTTTGGACCCAGAATGGCGCATGATGACACCATTGAAGCACTTTTTTATGCGAGTTTGCACTCTTTTCCACCTAATTTCAAAAAGAATAAGGAAAAGAAGTGGTATAAACCTCAGAGAAAAGCAAAAAGTTGGATTGTCGCATAAAATGGCGAAAATTACTTTTAGGATTAAAAGAAAGAAGTCTGGAAAGAAAAAAGCAACGGATTTATTCAAACTTACTTCAAGAAGAAGAAGAAAAAGGAGAAGGAAAAGGCATGGTTAGTATTTCTCAAATGAAATCATTAGTTAAGGAAGTATGTCAATCTATGGGTGACAAATTTGCATCAGATGATGCTATACATCTTGTATTGGCTACAGGCATTGTTGAATCAAGATATGAATATATTCGACAAATGGGAGATGGACCTGCTAGAAGTTTTTGGCAAGTTGAAGCTGCAACTGCGGTAGATAACTTAGCCCATTACCTAAAGCATAGAAAAAAATTAATGGGAAAATGTGCTGAAGCTAGTTTAGTTGATTTAAAGCATTGGCAGAACTTAGATGAGAAGTTATGGGAAGAAATATTAGAAAAGAATATAGCTGCAGGAATTGTTCATTGTAGATTAAAGTATTGGCGAGTACCTAAGAAGATGCCTAATAGTATCGAAGGTCAAGCAGAATACTGGAAAAAGTACTACAACACAGAGGGTGGAAAGGGAGACCCTGAACATTTTATTGAAGCTTGTAAAAAATATTTAAGATAAGGGCAGTATGGCAAGACAATCAAATAAAGACAAAGCTTTCCAAAATAAACAACTTTGGGATAGGTCAAATAACGTTTACAGACAAAAATGGCAGACTACTAGCCAACAAGGATTTGATTTTTATTTAAATGAACAATTAACATCTGAAGAGCAAGACGCTTTGAAAGAAGCAGGAATGCCAAGTTTTATTATTAATAGGATTACTCCAGTAGTTGAAATAATGAGATACTTTGTAACTGCAAATAGTCCAAGATGGAAAGCAGTTGGCTCTGAAGGAAGTGACGCAGATATTGCTCAAGTACATTCAGACATAGCAGACTATTGTTGGAATTTAAGTAATGGAAAATCTGTCTATAGTCAGGTCATACTTGATAGTTTGACTAAAGGAGTAGGTTACTTCTTCATTGACGTAGACAAAGATGCTGATAGAGGAATGGGTGAAGTTGTATTTAAACAAATAGACCCTTATGATGTTTATGTAGACCCTATGAGTAGAGATTTTCTATTTAGAGACGCTGCTTATATATCGATTAGAAAAAATCTATCTCGTACTCAACTAGAAATATTATTCCCAGACCATAAAGCAAAAATTAAAAAAGCAACTGGAACACACGCACCAGCAAATTTTAGTCATACAAATTTTAGAGACTCTGATGCTATAAAAAATGAAAATATTGTTACTGCTTTTAAAAAGGATGGGGAGGATGATGAGATACTATCCTTCTTTGAAACTTATTCTAAAATAAAAGTTCCTCTATACAATCTTACTGTAAAAGTACCTCCTACTAAAGAAGAATTAGCTAAAATACAAGAAACTGTTCAAGTCTCTATGACAGAATACCAATCTGAATTAGAAGTTGAGAATAAAGAAAAGAAGATGGCGATAGCTCAAAGTTTAGAAGCTGGAGAAATTATAGCAGATAGAGCTAGTCTAGAAATAGAAAAAATTGATAAAGAAACTCAAAATAAATTAGCTAGTTATAGACAAATGTTAATGTCTAAAGCTCAAGAAGAGCAAACTAAAGTAGATACTCAAATAGTAACTGAACAAGAGTATAAAATCCTAATTGAAAATGAGGAATTTGCAAAAGCAATTGTAGATGAAGTAAAATTTTATAAAACAAATATTAAAGTCACCTGCACTGTTGGTGATGATTGTTTCCTATATGAATATACGTTACCTTATGAACATTATCCAATCATTCCAGTGCCTTATACATATACTGGTAATCCATACCCCATGTCCGCAGTTGTCCCATTAATTGGAAAACAACAGGAAATAAATAAAGCTCATCAGATAATGATTCACAATGCCAACTTGGCTTCAAATCTAAGATGGTTGTATGAGGAGGGTTCTATTCCAGAAGATGAATGGGAACAATACTCATCATCTGCAGGTGCTTTATTAAAGTTTAGACAAGGATTTACACCACCTACACCAGTCCAACCAGCTGCAATTAATAATGCATTTTATACTATTACTCAAGAAGGAAAATCAGATGTTGAATATATTAGTGGTGTTCATTCTTCTATGATGGGCGTATCACAAGCACAACCTGAAACTTATAGAGGATTACTAGCTAATGATGAGTATGGAACTAGAAGAATTAAAGCTTGGATGGGAAGTATTGTGGAGCCATCACTTGAACATTTAGGAAGATGTTTTAAAGAAATTGCTCAAGCAACATATACAGTTCATAAAGTATTTAGAGTTGTTCAACCTGAAGCTGGCAAGGGTGATGACGAAAGAAAATCAGAAATGAATATTCCAATTTATAATGATTATGGAGATGCTATTGGTAAATGGTTAGATTATGGAGCTTCTAGATTTGATATTAAGCTAGTAGCTGGTGCAACTATGCCAGTAAATAGATGGGCATTATTAGAAGAATATTTCAGATGGTTCCAGGCAGGCTTAATTGATGATATTGCTATGCTTGGAGAAACAGACGTAAGAAATAAGGATAAAATATTAAAAAGAAAATCCGTATATTCACAGTTACAACAACAGTTAGAACAGATGGGCGAAGCGTTAAAAGATAAAGAGGGAACTATTGAGACTCTGTCTCGTCAATTAGTACAAGCAGGTATTAAAGGAAAGATACAAGAGCAAGATGTAGAAGTAAGGAAAGATACTCTTGAAACGAAAGCTCAACAAAAATTATACAGAAATGTAATGAAAAAAGATTTTGACCAACATCAAAAACAAGTAAAAGAAAACAGTAGACCTAAAGAGTAGGTAATTGTTAAATTTTTACATATTAAAGGAGAATAAAAATGGCTAAAGAAGACAAAGGTAACGCTACAGCAGAAGCTGCAGCCCCCAAAGTTGATTTAAGTCAACATGAAGACGCACCTGGCTCATCAATAGATGAAGCAGACGCTTTTTTCTCGGCATTAGATGAAAGCGTTAATGGAGCAGTCTTAGACAACGGAGCAGAAGCAGAAAACCTCAGTGAGAGTGTTAACACACAAGAAGCGCAGAGTCCTGAAGAAGCACCGATAGACCATAAAGCGGAAGCAGAAAATCTATCGAAGAGGTATGCAGATTCTAGTCGAGAAGCTAAACGATTGAATAGTCGATTAGGAGAACTAGAACCATACGTACCTATACTTGATGCCATGAGACAAGACCCCAATTTAGTTTCTCATGTGAAAGGCTATTTTGAGGGTGGTGGTTCAGCTCCTACGAGCATGAAAGAACGACTAGGACTAGATGATGATTTTGTATTTGACCCAGATGAAGCATTTAGCAATCCAACGTCTGAATCTTCCAAGCTTATGGGTGCGACAATTGATGGTATTGTGCAGAGACGCTTAACTCAAGCGAATCAAGATATGCAACAAGAAAATCAAAGGTTGTCATCCGAAGCAAGATTTAGAGATAAGCATAATATGTCAGAAGATGAATGGAATGATTTTCAAGCCTTTGCAAAAGGTAGAAGTCTTCAATTGGATGATATATATTATCTTATGAATCGTGAAAGACGAGACAAAAAGATTGCAGAGGATACAGGTAGACAAGTTACTGAACAAATCAAAAATGTTCAAAACAGACCTGCATCTCTTGCCTCAGCAGGAAATACTCAAGTACAGGAGAAATCTCAAGAAGACTCAGTGTTCGATGCTCTTTTAGGAGTTGACGAGAACTTCAACTCGTTGACTGGCTAGTTTTTATTAGCTATCAGTCAACATAATGCTTAACAAAAAGGAGCATAAATATGGCTGATACATCGTATCCCCAAGCAAATCCTTTGAAGCTGGCAACATCTTCAGGGTTAAGTGAAGGCTACTCGGCAAAACAAGGTGCGGCAAACCTCAGTACAGGTGATTTACGCAGAAAATATGACTTCAGTGAACGCTTTGGCGAACTCTCTGTTGCTCAAACTCCGTTTTTTCGTCTCGTATCAAAATTAGGTAAAAAGCCGACTGACGACCCCGAGTTTAAATTCACAGAAAAAAGACAATCATGGATGAAGCGTTATGCTTATGTAGTAGGATATAGAAGAAGCTCAGATGACATTTTTGACGATGGTCAATTAAGGACAACTGCAGCAAGTAATTCTAATGTACCTGCTCTAGGCGATACACTTAAACTATGGATGGCAACAGACTATGAATCTGCTGGTAATATTCAGAACGTTTCTGGACAATCTAATGGCGCAATCGCTATTGGTGCTGAAGGAACTTGTCCTGAATTCTTTATGCCAAAACAGATTATTCAAATCAATCTTTCCGAAGCCGCTGGCGGTGGTTCGACTGATATAAATGATTATGTTTTAGCTAAAGTTGTTTCAGTAGGTGACCAAAAAGACATTAGTCAAACGGCTAATACAACAGGTTCACAAGTTTTAGCTGGATGTGTAGAAGCAAGACTAGTCGAATGTAAAATTATTCGAGCTGCTACTGGCGACTTGTGTTCGTTCTCAAGTTCCGCACCAGTGTTAAGTGCCTATGACAAAACAATCTCTAGCCAATTAGAAGCTATGAGAAGTTATGTTGTTGGTAATTCACACGCTGAAGGTTCTGGACTTGTAAATAAGTCTTGGAAAGATAACCCATATAGTACTGGTTTTGGACAAACTCAAATCTTTAGGTCTGAGTTTAGCATGACCAATACTGCTAGAGCAACTGCTCTTAAATACGAACCAAATGAATGGGCTCGTGTTTGGAGAGATAAGTTGATTGAGCATAAATGGGATATTGAACAAGCTGCACTTTTCGGTTCACAATACACCGATGGTGATGGAGTGCAACATACTCAAGGTGCTGTTGATTATATTAGTCAATATGGTAATATGTTTTCATGGAACTCAAGTAAAACTGTTGATGGTTTTCTTGATGACATGAGTAAATATATTGACCCTCGATATAATAATAGCATGGCAAAAGTATATTTTTGCGATACGGAAGTATATAACTGGTTACATAAACTAGGTGGATATTTCAAACAGAATGTCGGTATTGGACAGTCAAACCCTGGCGCATCCAATGCAGGTAATCAAGCTATGTTTGGAGCAGACCTAGCTATAACTGGTCGCAAGAAAGTACTTGGTTTAGACATGACTTCAATTAGCACAGTTTATGGCGACATGAACGTTGCACGTTGTATTGCTCTAGACCGTTCTAAAGTCAAGATTCTTGGCGTAGACCTTAGTCATGTTAAATATCGACCACTTGTCGGAAATGGTGTTAATAGAGACACATCAATTTATGTTGGTGTTCAATCTCTAGAAAACAGCGGTGACGATAAGAGAACTGATATGATTCTGACAGAAGCTGGTATGGAGTTTCAGATGCCTGAATCTCATGCACTTTGGCAGTAACATAACTAACTAGTGGTGCGGGAATGTTAGTCTTAGCCTCCTTTCTTTCTGGCATTCCCAATCCACATAATTTGGAGAAATAAATGGCAAATGTATTAAATATATCATCTAGTTTAGAGCCAGTTGTTGACACAACAGGTTCAGCCATAGGTGGTCAGACATATACTGAATCTCAGATAGATAAAAATACTGGCGCATTAGGTGGTTTATATAAAAGTTTAGAATACGCAGCTGCCAAAGCTATAAAATGGCAAGGAGTTTTAGCTGATAACAATACTTCAGGTGGAGTTGCTATAGCAGCAGCAGCTTTTGAAGGCACACCAAAGACTGGAACTGCTCCAACAACCGCTAAAGTTTTAGCTGTTTCTTATGATTCAACATTAGGAACTTGTGAAAAAGTTTGGGTTTATGTTGGAAGTCAATGTCACGCAAGATTAAAAGTTGGTGAAGCTTGTGTAATCCCAATATCTGGAGATGACGATGCAGGAATTGCAATAGCTAATTGCAAACTTCGAGCTGATGCATATGTAGATGGTACGCATGAAGCTACTGTAACAGCTATTATGATAGGCGTATAGCTTGAAAATTTGGGAAAAAGTTAATAATATAACTGGAAATTCTACTAAGGCGAGATTCTTAGTTGAATATATAAATTCTGGTGCAAAATTTATCTTAGCTGCTTTACCTGAGAAATTCTTATGGACTGTAGCTTCTGAATCTGAAGTTACAGGATTCGACTCAAATGGCAATAGTAAGATAGGATTAGGTTCTGATATAGCTTATGATAAAATATTGGCAGTATATCGTATGGATAATGGAAAGAAAAGAGTATGTGCTGAGGCTCCTGATAATAGCATTCATATATTTGACGAAGCAGGCTCATTGTTAAGAGCAACTGAAATGTTTCCTAAGTATTATAAATTAGGTGGAAAAATTTATATTAAACCTGACCCTGATTATAACAGTCATGTAGGGTCTGGGAATGAATACCAACACGCATATGTAGACCTCGATGGAACTACAGTTCAAGTAGACTCACAACAAGGAGATAAAGGAATAATAATATATTCAGCCCCTCCAGTTATAGATGAGAATACAGATAGTTGGATATTGACAGAGTACGAAAATGTAGCTATATTCTACGCTGCTTCTCTTGATTTTCTAAGATTATCTAGTACATATAGAGACTTGTGCAAAGCTCAAGTAGATGCAGTAGTCGGTAGTGTTTTAACTAATTATAGAACAAATATTCCAAGTTTTGATGCCACAACGGCAACGGATGGTTCTTCGGTATCAGTGCCTTCTAAGGTATTAAGTTTTAGTGTATCAAGTGCTTTACCAACATTTAATTATACAGAAAACCTTCCTACTGATTTTGATATTTCTAATGTTTCATTACCAAGTTTTAATTTTGCTGAGTCTTTACCAAGTGCAATTGATGTAAGTTCAGTAAGTTTACCAAGTTCACTTAATATTACTAAACCATTACCTACTGCGATGTCTTTAGAGAAATCTTTACCAGGTGATTTTACTCCAAAGACTGAATTGGCAATAGAAGGCAGTGGTTTAGATTTATCAGTTGATGTAAGTATACAAGATTTTGTTTTATCTCCACCAACTATAGATGATTTTTCATCACCAACAGTACCTGGCGATATGAGTGTTGATTATCATAATTTTTCTTCAAGTGGAATGAATGATGCTATATCCAAAGCTGAAAATTTAGTAGATGGAAGTGTAACAACAAATAACGTTCAAGAATGGTTAGACGATGAAGATTCTGAAATGTCTCAAGCCACTATTGGAGCAGCTAGGCAAGAATTAGAAAGAGCATCACAGGAAATTTCAAAAGAAAGAACAAGATTGGAGAACTTTAATGGAAAAGTATCTGAAAAAATTCAAAGATTTGCTAATCATTTGCAAAAATATAAAAGTCAGGTTGATAAAGAAGCTCAAAGGATAAATAGTCAAATTGGTAGATACCAAAAAGAATTAGATAGAGAGATACAAAAAATACAAGGTGGAGTATCTAAATATCAAGCACATTTAGGAAAAGAACAACAAAGAATAAGTTCTCATGTTGCACGATATAACGCAGATGTCGCTAAAGAAGGAACTAGAATGTCTTCTGAAATCTCTAGATACCAAGCAGAGGTAGCTAAAGAGTCACAACGCTATCAACAAGACGTATCTGCTTACCAAGCTGAGCTTCAGAAAGAAGCTGAAACTGCAGGTGTTGATATATCTAAATACAATGCTTTATTGACAAAAGAAAAGACTAGAGTAGAGACTGAGATAGCTAAATATCAATCAAAACTAGAAAAAGCATCAGCTTCATTTAATTCTGACTTATCAAAATATCAAGCTGAAGTAGAGAAAGAAGGAACAAGGATGAATGCTTCTGTTGCCAGATTTAGCGCAGGGCTACAAAAAGAATCTCAACGCTTTACATTAGATGTTAATAAATATCAAGCAGAACTTCAAAAATCTTCAGCAGATTTAGGAAAAGATGTTCAACAGTTTACACTAGATATACAAAATTATGCAGGGTTAATTAGTGCAAAAAGTAATAAATTTCAGCTAGATATGTCTAAGGCTAACTCATATTTACAAGAAGCAGGTACGAAGTTACAAGCAGCTGGTATTTATACTCAAAAGAGTGCATCTTCTATAGGGACTAGCAGGGATTATTATCAAAGAGCTGTTGGGGAATTATCTGCTATAACTGGTACAACTTCAGCGCCTGAGCAACAACAAGCATCGCAAAGAAGAGAACAAGGGAGTGCAACATAATGACTATATTAGAAATAATGGAAAGAGCTAATACTAGAGATACTAAACTTGTTACTGCATGGATAAAAGACGCACTTCACGCCATATCTAGTACTCAAATTGATAGTTTAAAAGTAGATAAGCAAAGTATTGTAAAAGATAAAAGAAATTATTTAATTCCTTTTGATACAGTATCCATAATGAGTGTAAGTATAAAAGATACTGAAGATAGCGATAAATATAAATCAATTAGAAGGCTTGTAGATGAACCATTAGTTACTGAAAGGAAAACCTCATGAGTTATGATGTAGACCAACAATGGTTTTGGCGTAAACATGGTAAAGAAATTCATCTTTATAGATTACGAAAAGGAAGAAGTAATATACCTGATAATAAAGGAAGGCTATCATTTGACGATAATGAACTCATTTATCCTGATGAAAATATTACTGATGGTTTAAGAATTGAATATACCCCATTAGATTTAACTTCTAGTGGAAAAACATTTGTAGATAAAGATGCAACATCAAATGCTCAGTCTTCATTGACTGCAGTTACTGGTGTAGACATTAAAGAAAGTACTCATGTTAATGTAAATCGTATGTTATCTTTAGCTATTGTAGATTATGTTAAATCTATGGTTTCAGAAAAGAATGGCGATATACAAATGAAAGAGTACTATATGAGAGAATTTTATAAAAAACTTGCAGACAATCAAAGTAATAATAAAAGAATTTTTGTCTCGCATTCTAATCCACTAACAGCAGTGAGGTAAATATGGCTAATTACGCAGTAATAACTAAAGTTATCGTTCACAACAAAGATGTATCTGGAGCTGACACCGTAGAAGGTTCTTACGCTAAGAAAATATCAGATTATCTAGAAAGTGTTGCTGACGGCAAAACAATTCGTTCTATACATTCGTTTGAATCGGATGGTGTGATAACAACTGTAATCATACATGATTCGTAAATGATTACTAAGGAACAATATACAGACTTGCAGATTTTGCAAGGTACTGATTTTTCACATGAAGTTGAGTTTTCTGCTCCTTTTGACGTAGATGATTATAAATGGGCAGCTCATATAGCTAAAGATTATGATTCAACTGCTTTTAGTTGGGATGGAGGCACTAAAACTGTAGTTGAAATGATTGTGGAAAAAAAGAATGACTTAGAACTTATAGTAACTTT